GTATATCCAGAACCAGCTTCTGTTAAAGTAAGAACTCCAACAACTCCTTGATCTGTTGATATACCTACTGTGGCAGCGGCTCCAGAACCATATCCACTAGAGTCATTTATAGTAATTAAAGGAGCAACTGTATAACCAGCACCAGCATTGGTTAATCTAATAGCCGATATCTTATTACCAGTTAATCCATCAGCATTTATCCAATAATTGGTCATAGAAGCTATGCCAGAAGCAGTAGTTCCTCCATCAGGTGCAGAACCTATTCCAATTACAGGAGGGTAAACATATCCATTACCCATGTTAGTCATGGTAATGTGGGTGACTCCTCCAGTAGGAACATAAGATGCAGTTGCAGTTGCCTGAACAGAAGATCCTACCATTGAAAGTGTTTGAATATATCCAATCTGTTCTATCTCATCGTCAATAGCTTCCACACCAGTATCAATAACCTCATCCTCATAACGGAAGAGTTCACATCTCAATTCATAGATATAATTCTTTTTGAGTTGATAGAATGGTTGTTCATGCTCAACATACTTAATTTCAAATAATCTATCTCCCAATGGGAAATAAATGATATCTCCTTCTTTAGGACGTGTATACAATTCTATATCAGAAAGACCTTTCATTAAAGGACTAATATAAGTTTCAAATCTTTCTCTTGAGATGATCAATGTTAGATCATCCATTTCTTGAATACCAAATTTAGATAGAAGGGTTCCTTGTCCTCCATATCCTTCATAATTATCTACATATGCTTCTATAGGATATGCATCGTCAAATTTAGATTCTATTACTTCCTTAATAACAGTATTTTTCTTAACATATTTACGAGGAATATAATAAACCTCGATCCCATACATCTTAATCTGCTCATTCATGAGAGATTGAAGCAGACCTTGTTCTCCTTGAGATCCGTTAAGAAAGAAAGAATTAAGAGTCATATTCTTAACCTATCAGATCTAATGGTGGAAGTTCATAAGTAGAAGACATTTGATTCCTAATATCATCAAGTTCTTTTTGAGCATCATCATAAATTTGTCTTCCATTAAACTCTATACCACCAGGTAATTTGACTCCTTGGAATTTAATTAAATTTTGTCCCCACTGTTTCTTTATAAGAGCAGTAGTATATTTCTTTAAAAATGTATCGTTCCATACACCACCATAAGTATTTCCATCTAATGCTTGCCAACAATCAATAATTAAATAATCACCCAATTCCACATTATCCCAATCCACATCTATATACAACCTATCCATTCTTTGATTAAATCTACATGCTTTATGAGTATTGAGAAGAAAATTCAAAGTCTCAATATAACTCATAGCCATTGAATAACCCAATAAATCAGCATTACCCCAATAATAAACATCATTAAGAAATAGCTGATATTTAAAGCTAAACATATTAGACATGCTCATAGACTGAGCATCATCATATTGCCATATTTTATTAACTCCTATAATATTTGATGGAACCTGGATAAAATTAGAACTCTCATAATAAGTAGATGTAAAAGTTCCAGTACCAGTATCCACAGATGTGGCTGTAGTGGTAGTAATACCTGTTCCAGTAGGTGCTTTTGCTCTTCCCCTATCCAAATCACCTTGAGTGATTTTATACTTCAAATAGACCTGAGCAACCCCATCATAATGTCTCTCATTATAAATTTGAATAGCATCATCAATGAGATCCTCACATTGTTCTGTAGCAACATTAATCTCTAGTACAGGAGCTCCTAACTGCCTGAGGCAATACTGCTTTAATTCGTCTCGCGAGGTAGGCTTCGCCATTTTACACTACTACTATTTTTATATTTATGGTCATTAAGGAGCTGATGATACTCCTGAGATAACCAATACATTTCCTTCTACAATTCTATAAATGGTAGCACCAGAACTTACTAAGATATCATAAACATACCTTCCATTATTTAAAGCGCTAGTAGCGGTAGAGCCCAAAGATATATTAAATTGACCATCTGCAGCACTAGTAAACCCTACAGTAAAAGTAGCTGCTGGATAGGCAGAAGATCCTACAGCAACAGTTTTTGTCATTTGGGAAGAACCAGTCCATCCAGTAGTTGTAGCAATACCTACAGCATTGGCTGTTGAAAAATCAAAATTTGTTTTATCATTGTTTAATATTTGAAAACTGGATTGAAAGTTTGCTCCTGTATTAATGACTACATTAACACCATAAGCCACTCCATCATCGGGATCAAAAGTAATAGTGTTATTTGCCATTTTACTTGTTTAGTAGGGTTTGAAGCATTTGTTTAATATCACCTATTTCATTTTCAAGATGATCTAGCCTCTCCTTTTCAGCTTGGAGAGAATCTCTATGAGCAATATAAGATTGATAGTCAGAGGTATTTGTATTTACAATAGCACCTGTCTGACTATCTCTATAAAAACCTTTTTGGTCTTTTACTGGAATCAAATCCATTATGCTAATGCAAACACTCTAAGGTTTTTAAGTTGAGGTGGATAAGCCTGATTAGTAGAAGCACCAATAATTTTTATCCTAAATGTTCTGAAAGATTGTAATCTATCAGCACTAAACTTATATTCTTTGAAACTCTGAGCTTGAGGAACTAATAAGAAATTATCAGATTTAGACACTTTTATGTCTTCTGTTCCATCATTGTTAGCTGAATCAACTACAATGCCAGGTCTACTTGGATTAAGATTTCCATATCCTGGGAATGGAGTAAACACAGTTTCATCTGCTTCCACATCTTGATTAATGGCGTAAAATACTCTCAGATCAGCAGAATTGTTAACATACCCCTCAAGATAAACTTGTAATGATGTTGCTGGGTTTTCTACCTCCACATTCTTAGTAACATAGAAGAATCTACTAGGATCATCATCAGTACTATTAACTCTAAAATCAGTTGCATAATTAGCAATAGGTGAATTAACCCTATTAGAAACAAATATCATTGAAGTCTGATCAATATCAATAGCTGGAGAAAGTCTGTTATCATTACTAGTGAGATTTAAGTTCACTGTCAAAGATTTATTTCCTGGAAGAGTTGTGAGATATTGATCCTCATTATCCTTGGAAGCCACTATTCTTGGAGAATCAAAATAATTCTCTTGATTTAGTGATAAATCTTCAAATCCTTTGTCTACAAAAGAACCTTCACTACCATCAATACTAGTCCCTGAAGTAGTTCTTACTGAAGCTCTGAGAGAAGTTCCAGTAGGAGTTGTTGTATTGAACTTAGGAACAACTAATTCAAAAGGAACATTATAAGTAGACTTAGCTTCTACTCCACCACAACTTATTCCTGAATTGAATTTCAATGGAGGGAAACTTGTGCCAGATGTTCTATTAAGACCCTGTGTAGTATCACTCATATCAATCTTAATATGATAAGTATCTAAAGTAATTGGATCATCTATAGTCGCCTCATTAAGGTTATGAGTTGCATTAATTCTCCTAAGAGAAACACCATTTAGTTGATACTTATAAACTAAATCATCTGCAGTGTGTGAAGCAGTAACAGTATTATCAATTCCCCTAGTAATACCAGTTAAATCATTACCAGAAGTTCCAGTATAAGAAATAATCTCATCACCAATCTTAATATAACCAGGGTTACTTACAGCAACTCCAACACCTTCAAAATTTGTAAAGTCAGATACACTGTCCAAAGTAATATTGCCAGTACCTGTATTGGAGTAATCACTACTTAGAACAGTAGGAGTTATGTTAGATCCAACATCACTTAAGGTTACTATATTACCTGTAGCATGCATCCCATGATTTCTACAGAAGACCTTCATATGAAGACCATCATTAACACTAGTAATTGAATCTATAGTAACATTTCCACCAACATTATCAGCTCCATTCAATTCAGTTCTTCCTACACCAACACCAGGAGATTCCCAGAAAACAGAACTACCTGCAGCCACTGTTGTAAAATCACCTTGAACATTATTAAGAACCAAAAGATTATTACCTTCAAGTGTTCCAACACTCCATCTTAATCCAGATCCTAATTGACTACTTCCCATTGTAGTGACGCCTAATACATCACCCACAACATATCCAGTACCACCAATAGCAATGGTAGAAGCAGTTGCAACACCATTTTCTATGCTAATATTAGCAGTTGCATAAAGACCAGATCCACTAATACTAGTAAGTTCTACTCCAGTATATGAAGCCTTTCCAACTAAAGGAGTATATCCAGTACCAACATTAATAGTAGTAATACCAGCTGATGGAGTGAAATTACCAGAACCATCAAATCCAGATTGTATGGATCCACCATATCCAACAAGATCACCACGAACTGCTGAATATGCTGGTTGAATAATGGTTCTTCCTAACCTAAGATCATCATCCTCTATTATACTACTTAAACCAATCCTTACTTCATTAGCCAAAGGAGTAATTGGGTTGTTTGAAAGTAATTTATCATCTTCTGGAAGACCTGGATTAAAGAATTGAACAGAACCACTAGCTTTGAAATTAGCCCTATGAACCTGGAAAGTTAAATCTTCATACTGGCTTGGAGTCCATGTACTAGCATTCTGTGACTTAAATAAGGATCCAAGTAAAGGTTGAGTAGAAACAATAATCTGTCCTGCTTCTCTTCCCAATGTTCCTATATCAGATTCACCCATTCTAGCAATCCATACTCTATATTCAGTAGATGTAGAAAGAAGAACAACACAATATTCTCTTTGAGGTGCCAAATAAACAGGAGATGAGAACTTAAAGTTAGTAGCTACACTAGCATCTGTAGAGAGTGTAATCCTTTCAGGATCCATTTCTACCTCTGAATATTCCAAAATAACATCACTAGGAGTTCCCAGTTTCATTTCACGAACTTGCATAGTAACTGGAATTCCAGCAGTATCTTTAGCCTGGAAATAAACATCTACACTAGTAGCATAAATTCCAGTTTCATCATCTACAGAGAAAGATTGTGCTAGAGGGTCAGTATATACACCTGTCAATCTTGTAGATACTGAAGTAACAGCACTAGCAGTTGCTGCACCTGGATCTGACTGTGCATTTAAATTACGGGTTTGTGTTTCTGTTCTACGACTTACTCTGGCATTTCTCAAAGATAAAGTAACTTCTTGAGCGTTATCAAGATCACCTTGTGAATAGAAGATTTCTTCTGCAGCAGTTGTAGCAACACCCTCAATCCTACTATCAATAGGACTACTTGTAAGTCTCATCCTGGTTCTACCAGTCTCAAAAGTAGGATTGCTAGGATTAGCAGAACTAGGAACTCTAAAAGAACCAACTAATGTTCCTAATCTATTAGTCATTAGTCTTACATTAGAAACTGTTGCCTGAGCTCCATTTTCACCAGTTAGACGCATTCCTGTCTGAACGTTTCCAGACCACTGAGGGTTTGATTCATCAGCTAAACTAAATGTATCTACATTCAAAACAGTACTAGTTTCTGAATATGAGGCGGGAAGAGTATTCTCCCTATCATAGGGATTTCTATCAAAAGTATCAGTAGGATTATTATAAGGACCAAATAAATGATTTGCAGATGCAACTCTAAAACGAATTGATTGTTGAACTCTTTGTCCGTTATTTCGTCTGGTATTAACAGCAGAAGGCATTACACCAGTCACAGTTTCACCAACCACAAATGTACCAGAAACCATAGTAATTTCTATCAATTTACTCATACAGAATCTAGAAACATTTACACCATCAAAGAAAGGATAAACTTCAGTAAAAGGCTTCATCCTTCTCGCGGTCATTTGAATGTTGCGAGATCTCATAAATCTAACAATGTTTCTATTAACAATCCTACTACCCATAGAAGAGGTATCAATGGTTTGATTTACTGTGGTTTGAGTTCCTCGTCTTCTCTGATTTAAACCAACACTAGCTCTACCACCAATGGTTGTTGTAGTTGCATCCGATGCTTCTTGTACAGTGAATGTGCTAGGAACATTTCCTGAAGGATTATTTGGGTTATCACCGGTGGTGGCCTGAAGGTGAGAAATTGCATCTGCTGATGACCAAACTGTTCCATTAGGTCTTTGCCTACCAGGCATCATGTCTATAAATTCACTAGCAGTTCCTTGTCTACTTGATAGAGTGGTGCTAGTAGTAGCATCAATACTTAAATCTAAGCCAACACTTACACCAACAGTTTCCCAAGATTGCCAATCCATAGGACTTACTCCTACTCTTGACCCATCAGCAGTATCCCTCACAGTAGCATTCATGGCTTGAGCAACACCACTAAATGAACCTTCTGCTAAGACGTCCCTCACTTGCATTTGATTAACATCAATCCAAACATCAGTAGTTGGACTGAATGCCAATGATCCTTCCCAGAATCTAACAAGGAAAGGAGTTACACTTTCAGATCTAGTGGCAAAAGGCTGTCTCAACCACCTTTCCTCAGTGTAATCTAACATTAAGACGTCATTATCTCTCTTTACATTAGTTCCAAGAATATCAGCATATCTAGAATCTTGATTAGCCACTGTTGTAGTACCAAGACCAGCTATACTAGTATTCCCCACATCCATATTCAACTGAGTGGTATACAGTGCGGGTCTTAGAATATTCTTGGATTTATCAATAGCATTTCTAATTCCAACAGTAGTATCTTGAGGTCCTGGATTAGAGAAATCATCTACATAAATTCCAGACTTAAACCTATTCAATCCATTGGCATCAACAATTTGTTGACTTAAAGCATTAGACTCAACTGTATTAAGTGAACTATAATATTCTAAATTTTTAATTCTTTGTTCCAACTTAGAAATATCATTCATTTGATATCTCTTATGGGTAATAAAGGATACACTTACGTCGGATGAATTATACAAATAAGGAGGAAGACCTATATTTGCAATATTCATAGCTCCAGGAATTTCTCCTGGTAGAGTTGGATTCTCAGCAGGTGTACCATAATTAACTACAAAATTTCCCTCTACATTCAAATAGATTCTATCCATTCTTCCCAGATAGAAACTATAATCTACAGTCATAGATTCATCTGAAGCCAAAACCCACTTAGAGCTATTTTGACCATCATTAAATAGTCTTCCATCAAATTCAAACGGAGAAGCTGTATCTTCAGCTACCACATAAGGATTAACTCTAGGTCTACCATCAATAATCTCAGTCACTCTAATACCATCTACTAGTGGTAGAAATTTACTATATTCAAAATTACTATATGAGTTTACAGTAGTAATATCTCCAGTATCAGCAGAATCATAAGAAGCACTTTGATAATAGATCTTCAGTCTTTTAGAAGGAACATCACTATCACCTCTCCTTATTAGTCTAGAATAGTCGAGAATCGTACTCCTCTGTCCACTATTGAATTTAAATCTCTTTATAATATTATCACTTCCAGAAGTAATATTTGAAATTATTGATGTTACTCCTGAATCCGAAAAAGTAACTGTTTCTCCACTTTCAAAGACTGCATCAGTCTCATAAATGAATTCTACACTTGTGTCACTTTTTTTGGCAATATAAAGTCCCTTCGCTCCACTACTTGCTCCTACAATCTCTTCTCCAACAGAAACATCAGCAGTTGTAGCAGTAGAACCACTCATAGATCCAGTAGTCATGGATGGAGAAACTGGGTCTGAAGCATCAAGTGATTCATATACAGCATAAACCATCACCACATCTGGAACATTTAAACAAAGTGAAGAATCCTGAACTCTTGTTCCAAAAGGATAATTACCAAAAGTTAATCCATCATTTAATGTAGTAGTACCAATACCAGATGCTGAATTATTTGATTTATTAATTACAACAGATTGTACAACATTATTAAGTTTAGATTTGGCAGTAACACTACTCTTACGTTGTGTAGTAATTACCACTGTATCGGTATCAGCAGCACTGAGTCCACTAAAGTAAACATTACCACCAACTTCAAAGAAAAGCTTATCACTTGTAAGTGATTCTAATTGTCCATTAGAACGAATTACCGTATACCTTTCTTCGTCAAATGGTAAAAATGTACAACCAGGTTCTGGAGTCAGGGACCCAGTAGAATATACTCCATCAGATGAAGTTATAGTTGTATCATATGCTTTTCTAACAACAATATTTGCATCTGTTAGATCTACGTCTGAAATATTTTTCTTAGGTAAAATACTGTAAAGAGTATCACTTCCAGCAGCATTTCCACTTCCAGTCTGAGATGTTCTTTGTGGAGCAACAATAGTAAAATCTGTTGATGTTGTTTCAGCAGCAGTTGGAAGATTTCCCGTATATACCCCAGGAACAGTTTGAACCCCTACTATCTTAATTGAATTTGTATTAACTTCTGATATTTTAGCTAGAGTAGGCTCAAAAACAGTAGCACTTGGATTACTAAATCTAACCAAATTTCCTACAGTAGCAATACCTGGCCACGTTCCAGAAGCACCAAATTGACTTGAGAATCCAACAGCATTAGTGGTTACTGTACAAATACCACCCTGATGTGTTCCCATAATAGAAACAATTCCTACCGTTTGACTAGGGGCAAGAACTAAGTCAGCAGTAAACGTAGCGGCAGTACCAACAATCCCATAAACAGATTGAACATCAGATATACTATAATCTGTAACCGCTATAGCAGTTCTGGTGTTAGTACTAATACCATTAAATTCTAATCTCTCGCCAACGTGGAAACTTCCTTTAACATCATAAGCAGTCATTGCAGTACCAGCAACGACATTTGTTCTTACAAAGGCAGTTGCTCCACTCTGTGTTCCTTTAATGTGAACTGGAACAGTTAAATTGATTGAATCACTAAGAGTAAATTTTGAATAAGGTTGAACATCATACAGAGAAAGATCCCATACATTAGAAGATGGAAGGGTTCCTCCAATAGCCACCATACTACCAGATTCTAAAGCACAATCATAAATTCTGGCTACACCAATTTCAGTTCCAGGAGCTGTCTTCCTATTAAGTCCTATTCTTTCATCTCTTAAACTAAGTGTATTTGTATTATTAAATCCTATAGTAGGAGAACCATAAACATTGTTAATTGAAAGTGTAGGACCAAACCCAAAATTAACTGGTTGAGTTTTTAAAGTTTTAGTAGTTCTTGGTTTATTAAAATCCAAGAAAGTTGGGCCTCTTACATCAACTTCATATCCTCTCACATAAGCCTTTCCTGGAGAAATCTTATAGACACCTAAATCATCAGATGGAGTAGCTCCACTAGGAGTAGTCTGAGTTGCATCAAAAAGTCCTCTATTACCAAATCCAGTATTTAAACTATCATGAGCAGAAGTAACGAATTCATTAATATAATAATGACCAGATTCATCATAAGTTCTTCTTGCTAATTCATTACCTAACTCATTATACTTGGTAGTATCTTGAATACTCCTTAGAACACCACTATAAACTTCAGCTAATTGAATAAAATTCTGATCATTAAAATCATCAGCATCTTTCTTAAATAAAACAGCTTCAATCTTAAGTCTATCTGCACCTGGAGCAGTAAAATTATTAAATCCTTGAGAATTATCATTAAGAGTTTGATCAATATCAGAAGAAACAAGAGTTTCTTGAACTTTTAATCCAATTCTATAACTAGGTTTATTACTGTATTGATCCAGAATTAAAAGTTGGGTATCAACATCTACAAAATACCCTCTTAAAAAATAAACACCTTGGCTAATTGCAAAAGCAGATCCAATAGCATTTGCATCAGTGCTTAATGTTTTTGCAAACCCCTCATTAGCTGCAATAAATGTGGTGGAATATGAAATACTCTCCTCTAATAAAAGAACTTCATCATCATCAAAAACAGCTGAATTGCCAGAAGTAGATGAATTATTATATTCCAGATATAAAGTATAATTTTCTCTCTCAGATTGTGAATTAGTAATATAATTTACAACTTTAGCAGTAACTCCAGAAGTTTCTCCCTTAATCCTTTTTCCAACTAATTGATCCAAATATAAAGAAATAGGAATGCCAAGAAATTCTTCTTCAACCTGAATAGCAGGATAATTGCCAATATAATCCACCCCTCCAGGTATGACCATAGATCCTTCTTTAAAAAGATGAGATCCTACATCTTCAACTTGATCTTGCAAAATAGATTGAAGATTATTTAATTCTCTTGCTTGTACTGGAAAAGCTGGTTTGAATAATACTTTGTAATAATTGCTATCCGATTCAAAATCATCAAAATAAGGAGCAATATTAAGGTTAGTTTCCTGTGGCATGATTTTTTAGAACTGCAAGATAATTTTGACGTCTTCTTTTTGGGATGAGGACCTTGTTACTGAAGGTCTATTGTCAACAAAAACGATGTTTCCAGAATATTTTTTAGATTCTGGTTGGGATACACCTTCTGTAAAACTTTGGCCCAGATAATATGTTCTATTATTTATTTCAGTCGAGAGACCAGTAAAGGAAGTCTCAATATTTAAAGAAATGTCTCCACCTGTAATTGCTACACTACCTCCACTACCAGGACTAGATGTAAAAGGAAAATCATTATATCCTGTAGTAGTAACACCGGCTGCACCAGCAAAAGTAAATCCATTGTTAGTTCTATCTTGCCAGTACTTCAGAACACCAGTAGTTTGATCATAAGAAGCTACTCTCCCAACTGCAGTAGAACCTAAACCTACTGTTTGTAAAATCTTAGCATCTGCTGTAAAACTAGCTGTACTATATCCAATACCAGTTAATTTAAGAGCATATAAAGCACTTACACTATTACCTTGTAATAATGTAGTAGTACCGTCCTGAAGAGGATTTTCTACAAGACCTACTCTTGCAAATTGATTTCCAGTAATGAAATCTGGATTTTCACTGTCATTTTCAAATCTAGCATAAACTAAAACATTGAATGCACCCAACTCCCTATAAATGTCTTTACCATGACCACCATCAGGAGGAATAATAACATTAAATGTAGGAGCTGTAGTTCCTGTAGGAACACCACCAGCTGCTAAGTCCACTGTTCCATAGGTATATCCTGATCCACCATTAGATACAGTAATAGAGTCCACTGTAGAATCATTACTCATAACAATAGTTGCTTCAGCGCCGCTCCCATCTCCTTCAATAGGAACTTTAGTGTAAGTTGCATTAGCAGTACCTAATCCAACTCCACGACTTCTAATGGTTACAATTTTTAATTGACCACTAGTAGCAGCATTATCTCTAACAGCAGCATCAGTACTATTAGTATCCCAATCTGTTGGAACAGGAATATAATTAGTTGAATCAAACTTAATAGCTTGGCTTGGTTTAATAGTGTAAAGATATTTCCAAATATAACCGTCCCCAGAACTTCCAGCTTCTCTAGGTTCTAAATCAGTAAAAGTAGGTTGATCTAAAGATGGACCCCCTTGGAAATCATTTTCTGGCTTAGCATTATTATAAAGACAAATATAAACCCTATAATCCTCATTCATTACATAATAATCAGCAAAATAGATGTCAGTGGCGTTTGATGGGTAGGATTGATTATCTCTATTAATATCATTCCTCCACATATCGTAAGTAGTACCAGAAGTCCAAGTATTCTTCCTAACTACCTCACTAACATCAGCACTAGCAATCTTCTTCAACGCCAACATAGTATCCCAATACTCATTGGATTGATTTAAACTATCCTTTGGTGAAGGAGGGTCTACATCCCAATCTGACTGATAACTAGTAGCATTAGGTAATCCAATCCATGCATAATATGAATTTTGACTAGACTGAACTCCAGCTACAAAGTTCTTCGCATTCAATATACGAAGTTGATCAGTAATTATTGCCGCCATTGTTTGAAGGGTTTTTTCTTATTTATGAGTTAATTAAGTATAATTTGAATATTTAAGGGGTTTACTCCTAATTACAATTCCAGAAGTAGAAATTCCAGTAACTCCATTCTCACCATAGAAATTATAAGTATTTTGAGGATAAGGAGTATCAATATTAATTTTACCCCAACTAAAGTCACCATGAACAAAAGGACTTGCAGTAGAACCAATTCCTGTACCACCAGCAGTTACAATTCCTGAGCCTACATCATCCACATTAACAAATATTCTCTTAGCCCAAGTGGATACTCCCACAACGGAAGTATCTGTGACTTCAAATACTTCGAAAGATTGTACTTGATAAACACAATCAGCCCATGTAGTGCCTATTCCAACAGTAGTAGTGCCAGTGGATATTTGACTTGCAAAAGTTTGTCCTATTCCTATATCAGTATTAAAGATTGTGAGATAATCACTTGTAGAAATTCCACTAATTGTTATAGCTGTTCCTACATATGTTGCATCTCTCATATAAGAATCAGAAGGAATATAAAGATCAAAGAAGAATTGATCAAAAGAACCAGTTGTAGTAGTTCCTATCCCAATAACTGTTCCATAATCACCTTCATATCCTCCACTAGAAGAAACAGTAAGAGTCTCTCTAATAAGAGAAGGAGGTTCAATAAGAACTTCAGGAACACTAGTAGTAGTATATGCTAAACCAGTGGTAGTTCCACCATAAGAAACTGTGAGACTATCCACTACTCCTCCACTTATGGTTGAAGTGGCAGTAGCTCTAGTTGTAGTAGCAGCCCCCACAAGAGAATTAGTTCCTATACCAGATGCATTAGCAATGGTAACTACAGGTGCAGAAGCATATCCAGCACCACCCTCAGTTATATCAAGTGAAGAAACTGTTCCTGATGTTGAAACAATTGCAGTTGCTGCAGCTGCGGTAAGTGTATCTTGAGATTGAATTGAAATAGAATTTTGGAAGGTCAATATTGCAGATTCATTCTGAGAGTCAAATAAAGGTCTAATATCACTTACATAGAGATTACTGGTATTAACTCCAACAGATTTTAAAATATATGCTGTTGGGTACATTAAAGGTTCATAATGAATTCTATCTTTTCCTATTGGTTGACCATCAACAATCTTATCAACTTCTTGTTTACACCAGTTTACTGGTCTTGTTAGAAGAGTATCAGCTGTAATGCCAGGGCCAGGATAAATGACAGTAGTTACAGCATCAATAGTAGTAATGCCTGTTACAACTCTAGAATTTTCATTCAAACCAGCGGATTGACCTCTTGCAGAATCATGATTAATATCCAACAAATCACCAGTCTTAACTGTTTCTAAAACATCTGTAAGAACAACATCAACATCACCACTACCTTTATAGAATAGAATCTTACAGGAATCTCCAGCCTTAGGTGCTGTTGTAAATGTAAGAGTGCTACCCCCATTAAAGATATAAGCTACACCTGGTTCTTGTAAAATATCATTGATAAAGACCAAAAGGACCATATCAATTCTTATTAAAGAACCTTTCTTAGCTTGAATAGAAATAACATTATCTTCTAACTTTAATCCAAAAGTCTTTGTAACTCCATCAAAACTAGAATGAATTTCATCCAATACTTCAAGTGTTCCAACAACCCAACCATTAAACTTATCACGATAAGTTTCTAAGATATTAAGTTGGAACTCATTAAATGTTAGGGATGGATCAGTAGGAATTCCAGTAAGACCACCAACAGGAACAGTAAGAATTTCACTATTACCGTAACCAACTCCGGTTTGATCAATACTAAATTCAACTACACTAGATCCTTGGCCAACAACTATGTCAACGGTTGCAAATTGTCCACTACCAGAAGCGGAATCTGAACTATATTCTAGAGCAATATTTTCATAACTGTATGGATCATCAATTACCACTTCTAAAGGCCATTGTACACTACCACCTCTAGCGTAGAAGTGATCTAGTGTTGAAACTCCTGTATTAACCTCAAACTTCTTAGTATCAATGACACGAAGAACTTCAGATCCCATAATAGCTGGATCTCTTTCCAAGTTTCTAGGAACTATAAGAACCTTCTGTACTTTTCCACCAGTCTTATAGAAAGTAGGTACAGTAGAAGTACCGACATTAACTACAAATGTATTAAGACCAACAACACTACTAATTTCTACTCCAGCATAATATGGATCAGGTTTTCTAGGATAGGTGTGAGTACTAAGTCCAGAATCTTTACTACATGTAAATGTGAGGGAATCTGTTGCTATCTTAATATTCTCTCCTACTGCTAAACTATGAGAACCTATGGTCATAGTCATAATACCAGTAGAAGCTGTGTAATCAGCTGCAGTTGGAACAAAATAAACGAAAGGAGTTGTACCAACATTAAGAGTTACTGTAGTACTTGATGTAGCAGCTATAGCAACACTGGTATCATAATAAGGGTCAGTTGATCTAGGATAACTATGTAATGAATTATAATTATCCAGTGAACATCTAAAGTCCAGACCACCATTCCTCAATTTAACATAAGGTATAGTAGTTCCTCCAGTTGCGGTAGAGAATCCATGAGAAGCACCAATAGTAAGTTCTAAGAATCCAGTAGTACCAGAATAAGTAGCATCAGTAACTTCTAATTTATTTTCAGTTGTTGTACCTACATTAACTGTAATCTTATTACCACTCACATTAGTAATAGCCAAATCAGTATTATAAGCTGGATCAGTTTCCCTAGGATATGAATGCTGAGTAGCATAGTTATCCATAGCACAAGTGAATGTGATGGAACTGGTAGCTATTCCAACAGTATTGCTAGTTGTAGCACTAGTACCACCTTCAATAGTTAAGACTAAATCACCTGTTGATGGATTATAAGTTGCATCAGTTGCAGTTGTTGTACCAACTCCCACCACCGTGATACTTCCCACACCAGCACTTACGAAATTATGAGTATAGTTACCACCACCAATTAATGCTCCAGGTAATGCACTTACAAACTGATGGGTATAAGCCCCTCCAGAAATTATTGCACTAGCTGCAGCTCCTACAAAAGTGTGTGTATATTGGTCATTGGCTCCAGCTGTACCAACATCAACTGTAATCTTAGTAGAATCAACTTCTGTAATAGTGAGGGCGTTATCATATGCGAAATCCCTTCCTCTTGGATAATAATGAGTAGTAACCCCTGAATCTATATCACAGGTCATTCCAATTCCAGTAAAGATGACATCTGTACCAACTCCCAATCCATGACTACCAGAAGTAGTCACAGTCATCACACCAGTAGTGTAACTATAATCTGCGTTAGTAATAGTCTTAGGAGCGGAATACTGACAAGTAAATGCTATTCCTGATAATTGAATAGTATCTCCCTGAGACAATCCATGTGGGAGAATTGTAGTAACAGTAGTTACTCCAGTTACTGATGAATATCCAACATTTATTATATCTCTGGGTTTGTAGAATACTTCTGGATTTGTAATGTTAATAGCTGTAACATGTCCATCAGTAACAGTACAAGTTCCAATATTTGTAATACTAGCTATTCCTGCACTATAAGTCTGAATACCAACGTTAGGTGTTTGAACTCCTTTTCTATATCCAGCTCCACTATTTCCAATACTAATAGAACCAACTGTACCTGATGTTGCAACTATAGCTGATCCTCCAGCACCTATTAAAGGTTGATATCCAAATCCAGCACTAGAACCTACAGAAATAATAACACCACCAAGAGGATAATGAGTCTTGTTGGGATCATACCCTTCAGCTACAGTATCTCCTCCAGTAAAGCGAATACTAGAAACTCCAGGATTAGATTCAGTGAAAGTATAAGCGGATTCTTGATTCTGGCTCCCTAATGGTTTTTGGAAGATTCCTTTAATTAAGACAATTCCATTAAAAGTAGAGAAACCTGTAATATTACTACTATTCTCTGTTAATGTAAATTCTGTAGTAATTCCTGTAAATTGATTAGAAATATCATCAAAAATAGCATTTTCATTATATGCTTGAACAGTAGTATCTACAGCATTTCTTCTCATAAACACTCTACCTTGGAAGGTAGAGCTAGTAGTAATTCCCACCCAATCCCTATTATCTGGATCCTTAGCATTAGGATTAGACAGTGGAACATTTCCATAAGGATGGGAAGAGAATATAACCTTACTATCAACAATATTATATTCCCCACTCATCTTAGTAACACCTATTCCAGAATTATGAGATACCATTGTGGTTCCCATTTGTCCTCTAAGAACAGTAAGTTGACTACTACCAGCATATCCTACATGAATAACCTTTGTAATCTCATCACCAATCTGAAGCAAATCTCCAGAGAAGAAAGATGTAAGTCCAGTAACTGGTATCTGTTGTTCATAAATGATGCTAGTACTGAGTCCAGTAGTAATGGTAGTAGGTGATAAAGGAGATTGAATCATATTATCAACCGCCATCAATGCCCTTTGATTAGGGTTAATAGTACTAAGTACATGAGAATTTCCAATACCAACATCATCAATATCAAATACTGTTGGTATCTTAGCTAAAGCTTTAGTTGGTGTGTCAGTAAACTTAAGATATCCTTCTCCAGATTTCACAACATAAAGAGTAGTAGGAAGTTTAGTAGTTACACCAAGACCACTCACATTGGTTGATGCTATACTAATTGCATTAGTAGTAGAACCAGAGGCATCATTGTTACTTCCCTCATAACTATATGTTACCTTTTCACCAGTTACAAAGAAATGAGTTCCTATAGCAACAGTATTACTACCAGTTGTATTAGCTATAGAAGTGCTAGAACCATCAAATACTTTTCTGAAAATAGGAGTGTTATCATGCTTCAATAGGAAGGTATCTTCCATCTGAGCCTGAGTCCCTGTAAACAATCCACTCTTACTTGTAACAGCAGCGTTGTTTAAATTAATTTTGGTACTAAATGAATTCTCATCATATAAGAATTCATCGATCTTAAAGACTCTTACTTGAACATCAATACTAGCATTAGGAGTATAAACAAGCTCCAGATAATCACCAGTAGATGTGATTCCTACAGTACCAATACCACCAACTACATTACCAACTGTACCAAATTCAATCCATGATTCATTTGTAGAAGAATTTAAGGCACAAACCTCAGTTAGTTCATAATTATCATTAGTCGTATCATGAATAGAAAGAAGATAATAAGCTGCTGCAGTAGCACCAGTTCCAACTCTATAATGTGAAGTTATTCCAACTGCAGTTGGTGATGTAGTGGATCCAATAGCTGTATATGCTGAAGAGACTATCGCTGTGCTCATGGATGTAGTCCCTATTCCAGTAGCAGTAGTAGCAACTCCAACTATTGAAACATTAGAAGTAAGAGCAGAAGTAACAGAAGAATATGGAATGAAATCTATATTAACATTACTTCCACTAATATAAGAATTATAAGTTCCAAATCCTAAATGAGAACCTGAGGATGTATATAAATTCCCATACTCAGTAATATAAACCTCAGTACCATCATGAACATAATTGATTTGACTTCCTGAGAAATTACTATCAGAATCTTCAAGTTGAAGTAAAACAGTAGCACCTCTCATAGTTATAGGAATCTCAGCCACAGTAGTTGTGGTTCCAGCAGCAACACTTTCATGTGAACTAGTAATACTACTAATAGTACCTACTGTCTGAATTCCTGTTGATGTAGAATCACTTAAAATATTAAAGGCAACAGATGATATTTGATATTCATTATAGGTAGACTTATGAGGATAGAATTCTAACTCCCAACCAGTACTAGTAGGTCCATAATCAAAACTACCTAATTCAGGATATGTTGTGTCATCAAAGTTATCTGCAATAGGATAACTAGACTGACTAGCATATTGGTTTATATACCCAACATTATTATGTTGAAGAACATTTACCAATCCAAATTGTCTTTCATCTGTATATGTTATATCTCTTACTAGAACAAATATTTTATTATACTTTTGATTATCATCATAAGTAGCAACAGCAGAGAATTTTTCACCATTACTGCTACTATCAAAGTCTATACTAATATCATCAATACTTAATACTCTATTTCCTACAGATTGATAGTAATCAGTAAGAATCTTATTCTCAAAGAATATCTCATCAGAATAAAGTTTTCCACCAAGATCAATAGTTCCTTCAGTAACAAGATCAAAATCATAGAAGCAATGAAGACTTGCTTCCCCAACAATATCAGTCAGAGTTTCAATATCACCTTCAGCTTGCTCTACTTTTGCCTCAGCTGTTCCAATTATCTGTAAATCTGCATATCTATCAAAACCTGCAGTATGAGTAAGTGTATTTACAGGATCATCCCAATCCTTTAAAGGAATTTCAGACTGAAGAGAATAAGAGAAATTCTGATAATATTCATTATTTGGAAGTCTCTGTAAACTATCATTTAAGAAACCAGTATCTCTTTGCCAACCACCAATAAAGGTAGCACCAGCTCCTGTTTTAATTTCTGAGTTAAAGTTAACTTTACTTCTAACTATAGCCTGAGCTTGAGAAACTTTTCCTTTAATCTTATCACCTGCTTTAATTTCTTTATTAACTGAAACTTTTAATTGTCCAATACGAGGATCCCAATGTTCGATCTCTCCTTGATTAACTCCAACAAGTATAGCGTTTTGAGGAGTAATTACTGCTGCTTCATTCTTTAAGAAATCATTTGGTATAAGTTGAGGATCAAATAGAGGCATATCCCTTACAGGAATAGCTCTACCACGAGAATTAGAATAATCTACTGTACCAGGAACTTGGCCATCAAGTAGAAGACCATCTAAACTATATTCAATATATGCTCCAGTTCCTCCTATCTGACCTTCTGCAGCTGTCAATGGGAAATAAGTATATCCATACTCAGTTGCACTGTTAGTTTCATTTGTAGGATAATTGGAAGAATTATAACCCTTACCAGTAGTTCCAATACCTACACTAAGATTTTCTATTAAAACTCCTTCTCCAACAGCAAAATGGAAATCATCAGCATCACTAAAAGTAGCACCTAAATTAATCTTTACTGTCTTGGTTGCTTCAGTCCATTCAACTGTAGAAATTGAAATTCCATTATTATTGTTTATAGGAACTATTCTAGGAGTAATATCATACATCCCAGTAGTATTCTTGAGGATAGTAACTTCTTCATCACCCAACTTATATTCCAAATCAATTCCATCAATTTTCCTCTTAGTAAATCCATCAACTACAACTAAATCAGGAGCACTAATATAATTAACACCTCCAGAAGTAATACCAATACGATCAAAAGAAGTTAAAGATTCTACCTCTACAATTTCAGGGAGATTAGCTACAACCTTTAACGTCTTATCACTAGGATAATTCCAACCAATTCCATTAGCATTAAATTTAGTACCTGTAATTTTTCCAATATTAGTACTTTCAGCAAATAGAATAGCATCAGTTCCAATCCCACTTATTACTGATGAAATACCTGGAAGAGACTGATATCCAAATCCACTATCAATTACTTTAATTTTGGAAATAGATCCATAAGCAGAAGATGAATTAGTTTCATAAGTAGAAGAAGCAGTCGTGGAGGTATATCCAGAAACAAGAGGAGCTGAAGGGACAATATAAGTAAAAGTATTAACCCCTACTGGAGTAACATTATATTGACCAGAATAAACAACTTTTGTTAAATTAATTTGATTATAAGAATCTACATCTTTATCAATTATAAGTTCTTTCTTGATATCAGGAATATCACTTATATTAGTTAAATTAAATTTATACCACAGATTTAAAGGAGTATTATCATCTACAGTAAGAGTTAGATGTGCATTAGCATCAATTCCAGCCCTTCCTGTGGTAGTAACAGCAAATCCAACTTCTTTACCATTAGTGAGATAATCTTCTCCAAACTCCCTATCCTCATAAAGAGCCATTTTAAAGGCTGACTTTACACCATTTGCGAATGAAAGGGAAGAATCTGAAAGATCAAATTTAAGAGTATTATTTCTCTGAAGTTCAACTAAAGGATTAATCTTAGATAAAGTTCCATCTGATATACTACTAGTAATATCCACAAATGATGGATTAGCCGCAGTTAATTGAACCTTTTCTGTAACTAATCTAATTTTATCCTTACTATAAGGGAAAACATAATATAATCCTTCATTAGTAAGTCCACCACCAGTTGTACCTGTGTGAATAACTTTATCACCTTTTTTGAAGGTATGATCATTAAAGGTAAGAGTATTATAAGAAACATTAGCGCCAGTAGAAGTAAATCCTACAGGATCAAATACTATTCTCCTATTATAATCATCATACTTAACAGTAACAGTAGTAACCCCTGTAGGTTTAACTGTCATCCAAATTTTATCATTTAAAGTTAACCCATGAGTAGAGCCAGTTGAAACAGTGACAATAGTCCTATCTACATCCCCAGTAACTACATCAGTAATAGCTGTTTTAAAACTATGAGTATCTCCAGCACCAACATTAGTGAAATATAAGAGACCTGTGGAAGTTCCAATTCCAACAAAATTAGGAGCACCAACACTAAGAGCAGTACCAACAAGAGTTGTAGTAGTTCCTATACCAACTTTATTAGTAGCTATTCCTATAAAGTTGTCACCTAAAGGAGCAACATAGAAAGTGTCTCCTGCATTTGAGAGGGTAGTAGTGCCAATTCCAGCAACTCCATCCCAAACAACCATAGATGTTCCACCATTAACATTATAATAAACTTGATCATTTAAACTCAATCCATGTCCTGGAATATAAATGTGTTGTAATGGGACAAAAACATTGGTATTACCTGTTCCCGGATTAGAGAATACAAGAGTAACTCCAGAACCAACATTATCGTTATAATAAGTACCTAGTCCTACAGATTCTGATGGATCAAAATATAACTCATTATTAAGAGGTAAAGATTTAGTAGTCTTAATAGTACCAATTTCTATTGTAAATTTCTTAGGATCTTCAAACAGAACTTGTCCTTCGAAATATGATACTCCCATTCCAGCAGTTCCATTCTGTTCTCTTAAAACACGAATTCTTTGCTGTTCCTTATCGATATTAAGAACTTTGACTTTTTCAGTTCCTATTCCCAAAATATCATTAGGACGAATATCTGGATATTCTAAATTACCACTAACACCAAAATAAGTTACTATACCAGTAGTAGCAGTACTTGCAACTCCTACATTTAAAACAAAAGTATCTGAACTAACTCCAATATTATAAGTTCCATCAAATCCATTAAAGTATTCGGAAAGTCCATTTACCCTTAAAGTTTGATCATTTGTAAAGTTATGAGGAGAAGAAGCAAAACCAATAAATTCATTTTTATTTTTATGTGCTCCAAATTCAACAAATTCAATAGATGTAGTGGCAGCTGATATATTAACAATATCTTTCCCTAATATTCTATCAACCTTGGCATTTGCATCAGTACCCTTAGTTCCTTCATTATTAAATGCTATCCTATCTTTATATTGATAATTAGATCCTCCGGTTAGAATTCCAACCCCTTCTATATTACCTACAGTAGCAGCAGTAATGTCTACACTTTGCTTTCTAATTTTATTAGAATTGAAGAAATAATTATATCTGCTCCTATTATTATTTGTATGATAATCTGTAGTGTTTCTAAACCATCCACCTGCTTCTATATCATAATCAGTCTGATTGGAGCTATATTTAAGATTAAAGCTATTTGGTTCTGATGCAAATGTATCACCAATAACATATGGGAAAGTTGGTTTTTTCAGTCTAACAAAAGGACCAGTTGATGCTGTGTCTTCTGATATAGTAGTAAAATAAGCATAAACTCCTTTTGGAAAATCAGGAGTTACACAGAATCTTCCATTATGTTCATCTAGATCACCAGTTCCCGTAAAAAGATGATCTTCAACAAAGAATCCCATCGGATAGGTTGTTATCGGAGGTCTTTGTTCCAAATCATCAAAGGATAATTCCTTATATCCAGACTTCATCTGTTTGGTATTACCACCTTCAATAGAACTATACCCATAATTACCATAAATTGGATGACCATCATATGCATATCCCAGAATAGGAGAATGATGATTAGCAGCACTTGGAGAATCTTCTTGACCCCTCGATGTCATCTTTAAATCTGGATCTCCATAATGAACTTGGGGATAAATCGCTTCCTCCCAATTCGCAGAAATCATATAAGAACTTTCTCTTAATGGTCTAGGAGCATAAAGAGATCCATACTCTAAAGAAGAATTATTATTATTTTGAACTAAAATTCCATCATCATCTCCAATAAGACCTATGGAATTAGCATTATTATAATATTTTTCAAAATTATTAATTCTCCAGGGTTTAATTCTAAGATCAACTTTAGCCTCAGAACCAGCAGCTTTTACCTCAATTGATATTTCACCTGCAGTATATCCTACTCCACCATTAATAATATTAACCGAAGTAATTACTCCTCCAGTTATAATTGGAGTAATTTGTGCATTTTTTCCATTAGGATCTTTAATAATTAAATCTGGAGGAGAATTATACCCAGATCCACCCGCTTGAACAACAATATTAGTAATTTTGCCATTAGAAATAATAGGTTCAAGTTGAGCCTTTTCTCCACTCTCTAAAGTAACCTCTGGTTGTCTATTAAAGTTAACAACTTCAGAAGCACCATAACCTACTCCACCAGCAGTTATATCAATAGAATCAATAGATCCTCTAAAGATTGGTTGAACCTTACATCTGAAATCTTGACCACTCGTAGTTTGAACTCCTATTACACCCTTAACTTCTAATGTAATTGGCTCATAATTAAAAGAACCTCCTCCAGTAGATGCAAGAGAAACAAGTGTATCCAGAGAAGAAACTGAACTTAAAGAGAAAACATTATCATCAATCTTTTTCACATAATAATTTTGAGATTCAGAAAGTCCAGAAACAGAAGATGTACCTGCAGTATACTGAACAATCTCTCCACTCAAATATCCATGATTTGTAATAGTAATCCTATTGTTAGATGTATTAATACCAGCACTAGGTATAGTTTTTTGATTATTCTTATATCCAGAACCAGAATCTGTTACAACAATACTAGAAACTATATTCTTTCTTGATGATGACTTAATATACTGAACTCCTGTTCCATAACCTGACAAATATACTGTATTAATTCCCAATCTAGCATCAGTTGCTGTGGGGTGCAATCTAATAGTACTATTATCTACTTTTCCAACATAATAATATGCATTAGTAGTTAATCCTGTTATTCCAGATAAATCTCTTGAATCATAAATTACTTTTTCTTCTGAATCAAATTTATGAAAAGTACTAAAACCAATAGTACTGGAATTTACACCTAAAAGAACTTCTGCTTGAGTTTTTCCTATTCCTATAGTTCCCTCAGCATTAAAAGGCATCGAATGAATTGCTGGAGATATATTAGGTCTTGCAACAGCGCCAGATCCACTACCTCCCTTAATTTCAATAGTAGGAGTACCAACATAATCAAAACCAGAATCAATAATATCAACTCTTTCTAATTGACCACTAACTGAACAAGTACCCGTTGCTCCTGTGCCTACAGAATCCTCTAGATTTAAAATAGGAGGATTTATAACATCATAATTTTTACCACCTCCACTAACAACACAGGATTGAATATCTCCATAATAAACAATATCAGTTGATTTATAATTAACAATTTCTACGCCATTATTCAATATACCAACAAATCCAGGGTCGGTAATATAATTTCCAGATTTAGTAGATGGAGAAGATACTTCTCTATAAATTGATTGAGCCTCAAAGTTTTTTCCATAAAAATCATAATAAATGAATTTATTATTAGTTACTGTTCCAGATACAGTAATAAATTTATCCGCAAAAAGATTAGCTCTACTTCTAGCAAGTTTAATTTGACTACTACTTACATTCTTAACATAATAAACACCTTCTGCTAGTTTTCCACTCTCACTATCAAGCTGACTCTTTACTTGCGTTCTAGTATTAGATGTTCCATAATCAGTGATAGTTTCATATTCCGCTTCATACCAAACAGCATCTCCAGTCAAGAATCCATGATTATTTGAAGCTCTAGGATTTGTAGATGATCCTTGAGTTACCGTAAGAGTGTCTGTAGAAGGAATAATGCCATTAAGATATACTGTCTTATCATAAGGATTAATTTCTTGACTATAATATGTTGGAAGAGAATTTGAAGCAACTAAAACATCATTATTAAATCTCAAATATGTATTTTGTACGTTTGATGTATAATTCTCTAGGCTAGGATAATCAGAAGAATCCCCCAAAGTAAGAAGATTATTTAATCTAACATCATCTAATGTAGTATCAATTTCTGAAGTAAATTTAACATCACAACCAGTTAAGGAATGTATTCCAACAACAGTACCTTCTCCCTTAATAACATTATTAACAGTTAAATTTACCTTATATCCTCTCTTCAAGAATTGTGAATCATAAGTATTGACTTGATAGAGTCTTTCTGACTTATCAAGTATTTCTATATTCAATACATCCCATTGGGTTTGAATATTAGAATACCAATTAAGTGTAGAAGTATTCTCTGATTCTATCCCTAATGATTTAATCTCAACAGTATCACCAGGATTATAGAGATAAGCATCATCTTCTAATTCAAAATCCTTTAAAGTAGAAACAATTCTAACTTGAATTTGTTCATCAGTATTAGTTCCCACATACGCATAAGAATAATCATCTAAACAAATATCTGTTAAATCACTTAATTGAATTAATTCACTAATACCACTAACATTAAAGAATTGATTTATACTTTTTCCAGTATAAGCTAAGGAAACTGGATCATCATTAATATCTCTTACGGCAAGTAATCCCGTCTCTGGGAACCCAACAGTAGAATCAACATCAAGAACAGTAGATCCTATACTAGTTTTACTTAATAGTCTAGTTTTAGGATTAGGTTTAAAATCATCAATAGAAGATCTCTCATCAATAGAATTATCATCTAAACTAATCTGATAATATTGACTTGCTGTTTTTTGATCTACAACTGCAACAGTAGTAGCTCCTGCTCCTACTTCTGCATCATATATGACTTTTTGTACATTAGAAACAGCACCTCTTGCTCCAGTAGATTTTTGAAATAGTGTTAAATTCTTTAAATCTAAAGGATCTCCCTGAACACTCTCTATTACATAATCTCTGGTTATCCTATAATCGGCATCAGAAGGACGTATGAGGAAATTACTAGGACGAATTATTTCACAATCCTTCCCATACAAAGCATTAAATAAAATCTTAAAAGAATTATCAGTTCCCTTTGAACTATAAAAACTCTCTAAATTAAAAATAAAATTTCTCTTATCAATTCCACTATAAAGATTTCTTTCTTCAAATCCTGGAGCAACTTGATTTTTAAGCTTCTTAAAAAATTCTTGTAAGAAGATAATATTTAAATTATAGATAATTGAGCCTTTTTTATGCTCATTAATTGAAGTTGTTTCAAATACTAGTTGATCAGGATTACTAGGATTAATATAAGAAGTAATTCCACTAAATCCTCTACTACAATTTACAAAAGAAGTGCTAGTTTTGGATTCATATTTAATAATTTCATCATTTATCTTAATTAGACCATTAGTTTCTGGAAATCCTTCAGTATTACTTCCTTCATTTACAAGATAAAGTACATTATTAGATTCTTCTGTAATATCAGAAGCAACCGTTGTAGTAATACCAGTTCTTCCATGATTCTCAGTAACAACAGTAGTCGAATTAAAATCAATATCTTCTTTAAGAAGTGTACTATTTGTTAAAGTACATAATTGATCAACTTTTACATATTGATCAATATTTTGAATCAAATCATAGGATCCACCTTGATTTTCTTGAGAACTATAATACTGCTCTAGAAAATCAGAAAGAAGAGGAAAATCCTCCCTAACAAATCTAGGAAGTTGAGTAGCAACAACGTCCTGAAATTTAACTCTATCTACTGCCATTCTTTTGAGTTATCTTGTAAGAGATGTGGTTGAATAACTTGAAGTTACGGTATAGTTACTACCAGAAACATCATTTCCAGAAGCTATTTCATCAGGAACCATGGTAATTGATGTATTATTAGAATCTAACTGTAAATAGAGATCTTGCAATCCAATTACATCATTAGAATAAGGAGCCATGGAGACTTCAATAAGAGAAGAATCACCACTAGTCACATTTGTAGAAATAATATTTAGTGGATTTAATTTAATCTCACCTTTAACATAATCAATAGTTCCAATACTACTCTTTATAACAACTGGTTCAGTAGGAGAATTCAATTTAAATAAGAAAATAGTACCTTTTAGAAGAGTTGAATCTGGAAGATCTGCCATGTATACAGTATCACTGATACCACTCACTTTAAATCCAGAAGATTTAATATTATATCCATCTTCACTTCCAACATAAAAACGATTACCATAACAAAGTTCATAATCAGCAAATTTATTCAATTCTACTTTTAAATCCCTTCTCATGTTAATAAAGGTAATGTTGGAAGTAATTGAAGAATTACTTTCATCAATAATTTTAAGGAATTTACTGTATTTGAAGCGTGCCCCAAACTTATTTAACTCACTTGAATCGGAGTACTTTATGACATTATCTGTGACAATGGTTTTTACAAAATCAGAATTAGGAGCTAAATTTGTATTATAATAAGCAGTAATTCTTGGTTCGAGATAGAGATATTTTAAATCAACAATTTCTGGGTTAATACCAGCTACAGAATATTTTTTAAGTTCATTTTTAATGTTATTTTTAACAGCATCAGGGATATAAACACCATTATGGGGTTTAATACTAATAAAAACTCTACCAAAAGAAGGAGGAGTTAATTGTTCACCCCCATAAGCAGAAACTGACTCAGCTTCTGGATAAATTGTTGGAATTAGAGCTTCATAATCTGCTGTTGTCACTGCTCTATTCTGAGAAGCATAAATTCTAGGAGCATATCTCTTTACAGAATCAATACTTTCAATTGCTTTTCCACCATAAGAATATTGCTCTGTAGTAAGAAGAGAAACTCCTGAAGTTACCGAAGTCCCATCATTAGCCTGAAGTCTACCTGCATAAACGAATTTATTAATATTATTTCCATCTACACCCTTAGAAACAATATAATCAACTTCTATAACTTGATCATCTTGTAATTTTTCTCCAAATACACCATCTCCAAACAGAAGTTCATACCTTTCATTATCAGTTTCTTGAATAAAGTAGATTTTAGACTTATTATCTACTCCAACAAAACTGTTAAATTGCTTAAATTGATGAGTAACAGTAGAATTTGCGTTATTTCTTACTACTACATTGATTAATGAGGTATCAATTCCACTATTAGGAAGAATATATCTTTGATAAGGAGTTCTAGAACTTACAGTAAAGGATTGTTTGATATAAGATCCTTCATAAATGTCGATATTGTCAAATATTGCTGTTCCATCTGATCTTACAGGAGTGGTAATATCATTAGGAATGGAAAATGAAAAAGTTTCTTTTCCAAAGGTTTGACTAGAAACTGCAACTATACCTTTTCTAAGTGTTAATGAAGATATTGATGTATCAGCACTTACAATGAAAGTAATGGTAGCTTTAGCTGATTTCCTTGACCTTGGAACATACCCTATATTCCTTGCCAGAGACACCACGTTCTCCCTGAGAGTGGCGGAATCAATGAACACCTCATTAGTAGCCATGTTGGCGTTATATGAGGTAATATAAGTATTATATGCTAATGTGTCTATTATAGTCGATAAATTAGACCCTTCAAAATCATAATCAGTAAAATTAGAGTTTGATCGTAGATAATCTATAATCGAAACTTTTATTTGGTCAAAATCGACGTTGCTAAAATTTACTAAAGGCATTTACCTAGTGGGCAGTAACGCAAAGGTGAGTTCTTGTTGTGGCACATCCATGCCAACAATAATATAATTAAGAGTTACATGAAATTCATTCCTATCGAATTCAGGTTTTACACTAACATCCTCTAATTTAATACGAGGTTCATAATTTTCTAGTGTATTTTCAATTTCACTCTTAATTGCTGATGCAGTTAGGTCATCAAAGTTCTCAAATAGTAGATTATAAACATTTGACCCCAATGCAGGAGCAAAAGGTCGTTCACCAGGTATAGTAAGAACCAAATTTCTAACAGAACGAGCTATAGCAGTCTCATTTTTAAGCGCAATAAGGTCCGAATTAAGAGGATTAGATTGGAAAGAGGCACTTATGTCCTTAAATCCTTGACTAACTAACTGAACTGGCACTTAATTACACTAATACTGCTGTTATTTATTACACTAACGGTAGCGTTCTTGAGTCAAACTCAAAGAGTGGTGTCGAATCCTTCTTTTTATCAGTAAAATCCTCTACGGATGGTAATTCTTCAAATATTTCAGTCTCTTTTAGAGATTTCCGGGACGGAGTTAGTCTATCGTTACTAATTTCGCGGAGAAATTCGTCGTTTTTCATCTTTTTTTACACTCTTTACACCCTATTTACCATGAATTTGCATTAAAAAACCCCTCCGAGACAGAGAGGCGGGTAATTTTATAAAAAAATCATAAAAATTCAATAAAATTCACTATTTTCCTTGCCCTCTATAAGGTTTCTTCTTACGATTTCTACTAGTTGCTGCATATTTGGTATGTTTCCCATTACCCTGGCGGGTATTTTTGGGAACAGACTCCACAAAACTAGTACCAGATAGAGAAGTTTTAAGAATTGCCATAAATTTACAGTAGTTTTACTTTATCATAGAGAGAAATCACCTCATTAGAAGGATCAGGAACATGAGATAACAAATCTCTTAATGCTACTACCTCTTCTGCAGTTAGTGTGAGACCTCTATTAGTTGTATAAGTCTCAATAGGTGGTCTATAATCACTACCTAATGCTGGATACGGATCTGCCATTTAAATAACCCTCGTTTTTTCATGTCCTACTCTAATTCTTGGATCACACCAAATCTCAAAACCAGCATCCATGGCATCTAAACAGAAGGAGACATCTTCACCACACATATCTTGTACAGCTCCAGATTCAAATACTTGCATCTTAGGAGCAAACCAAGGATACTTCATCTCTGGATGTTCAAATACACCATTCTTAATCATGACCCAACCAAAGCCAGTATAATCAACAGTAAAAGGCTTCTTACGCTTTTGAATACCATCTACCATCTCATGATTCATGACTCCACCATTAGATCTGAAATCATCTTCATCTAACCAGTGAGCAACACTAGTAGTTCTTCCATCTTCTGTACTATACCATCCAGCAGCTATCCTTCTTTCCTTTGTACTATCAATACCATACTCAACAGTACCATCTTCCTTAGTATTCTCTACCACAGCCTCAGCAGGTAATGCTAAATCACACAATTGCCAAAACTTATCAGCATTAAAAACAATATCACTATCAATCCATAACTGATAATCATAAGGTAACTTACCATCCCATGGTACTTGATCAGGACCACGTAATACATTAGCTCCTAGACACTTACATCTAGCAAAGTTAACCATAGAAGAGTAATCTTGACTAATCTGAATACTCATCTGGTTC